TAGTCAGGAAAGTGGTCCCCGACGAAATCGGGTATTCCGTACCAACTAATCTAATAAAGGAATTATATTGATATGCCTCCTGATCGTTGTATTGATTGTATAGCTCATAGCGGAATACAAACAAGTATAGATAATCATACGGGAATCCTTAAAACTATTGATGAGAGATTTTGGCAAATAATGATAGGTATATTTTTATGTTTAATAACTACTATATTTTCCACATTAGCTTCATTTTATGTAGCGTCTATAGAACTTAAAAATGTTCCTTTAACTAAAAAAACTTCCCCGGCTATTTATAGCATAATAGGAGACGGAGATGGACGGTAAAACTATTAAAAGAAAAACTGAAATAAGAAAGTCGGAGCGTTCTAATTTAGATGGAATGTGGAATCTTATTCAGAGATTTATAGTACCCTTCCGGGCTGCGTTTTTTCAAACTAAGGATTCCGAAGGTAATGTTGATTGGAGAAGACGAGAAATTTTTGATTCTACCGCTATTCTCAAGAATGCGAATTTAGCCGCTCATATCCATATGGCCCTAACTAACTCACAATTAAAATGGTTTGGATTTAAATTTCAGCAAGCCAAAGCCAGGGATGTTCAAGAAGCCCAAGAATGGTTAGAGGAATCGGATAAACGAACTTACGAATCTATTCAATCTTCTAATTTTGATTTAGAAGCTAATGAGTTGTATTTAGATCTTACGGCTTTTGGTACGGGTAATATGATTAGTATGCCTGAATATGATAACGCAAGCAGGTTAATTGGTACAGATTATAAAACCGTTCCTGTTGATGAAGCATACTTTGATTTGGATGTAAAGGGTAACGTTCTAAACTTTTATAGAATTCTTAATTGGACGGCGTCACAGATAGTGGATAAGTTCCCGAATCAGAAAATCCCGGAAAAAGTTATGCAGGATTATAATTCAGATGCAAGAGCACATATAAGACATACTTTAATTTTCTGTATTTTTAAAAGGGAATTTGTAGAATCTTTTAACCCTTTTGAAACTGCGTCCGTAAAGAAAAGACCTTATGGTAGTAAATATGTTTATTGGGATACTTCTGAAGAGATAGGAGAGGAAGGGGGACATCATGAATGTCCGGTAGTGTCTCCTCGTTGGAGAAGAGTTTCAGGATCTCAATGGGGGTTCTCTCCTGGAATGATAGCTATATGGGATGTTCTAACATTAAATCAGCTTACTGAACTCATTTTAGTATCCGGGGAAAAAGTTATTGATCCCGCTATTATGATGACTAAGAAAGGAGTTTTTGGAGATATAGATCTATCGGCTGGAGGGGCTGTAGTGGTACGAGATTTAGAAAAATCTATGAAAGCTTTTGAATCTAAAGCTCGGTTTGATGTATCTTCTTTAAGTAAACAAGAGTTAGTTCAGTCGATTAGGGATGCGTTTTTTGCTGATGACTTACAATTAAAAGAATCTCCGGCGATGACAGCAGCAGAAGTATATGCCAGAATTCAGTTAATGCAAAAATTATTAGGCCCGACTTTTGGTAGACTCCAAACTCATTTTCTTAACCCGATTGTTTCCAGGCAGTTTATGATCAATTTTAGAAATAAAATTTTTTCTCCTATGCCTGTTAAACTAAGCCAAATGCAAGCGGACCTACAGATAGATTATTTAGGTACATTAGCTAAGTCTCAAAAGATGGATGCTGTTAACTCTGTAGAAAGATGGATGGGTATTACTACTGCTATGGCTCAAGTATTTCCGGGAATTTTGGATATTCCTAATGCTGATGAAGTCATCCGGAATTTAGCAGAAAATGAAGGGATACCTACTAAACTTATGAATAGCTCCGTTCATGTAGAACGTATACGAAAATTAAAAGCTAAGAAGGCCGCCCAGCAAGAGATGATATCTACCCAAGCAGCGCAAGGAATGGCGGCAGAGCAAACTGGTAAAGGTATGCAAGCAATGAAAGAAGGTATGGCTACTACGTAGGTGTGCAATATCGTACACCTTTAGGAGGGGAAAAATGCCAAAGATTCCAACTGTAGATAATATAGAAATAGTGGGGAAAGCTTTTATAAGTCCTTCGGGACAAAAAGCTTTGGAAGTTCTTAGGACTTTATTTGAAGAACCTATAAGTTACGAGCCGGGGGATATGTTTGCAACGGCTTTTAATGAAGGGCATAGGGATGTAGTTAAATTCATAATAAATGCCACAAAGATGGCGGAGGAAGGTAGTAAATGTTAAAATCAAGACGAGGTAGCCTACTTAGAAGGTTAAGGTTGGGTCTTGTCCATGCTGTAGAAGGTGATGGGGAAGGCGGAGGAGCAGGAGGAGCAGGAGGAGCAGGAGGAGCAGAAGGAACAGGAGGAGCAGGAGGAGCAGGAGGAGCAGGAGCAGGAGGAGCAGAAGGAGGCGACAAAAGTGCCGGTAATTGGATTGACTCTTTACCAGATAATATTAGAACTTGGGATGAGGTAAAGAATTCAGATTCTCCAGAAAAATTCTGGAATCAAATGAGTAATATGAAATCCCATTTAGGAACTTCGATTCGTATCCCAAGTAAGGATGCTGGAAAGGAAGCTATAGAGATATTCCATACTAAACTTATGGAAAAGGTTCCGGGACTTATGAAGGCTCCAGATCCTACTAATCCTGAAGATGTTAAAGCTCTTTATAAACGATTAGGAGCGCCTGATACTCCTGATGGGTATACCCTTCCAGAGATTAAAGACCTTTCGGGAAAAACCGTAGACCCTAAAACTTTGGATATGTCTTTAGTAGACGTATTTAAACCTTTGGCTGCCCAGGCTGGCGTTACTACTGATCAATTTAAACTTATAGTAGACGGAATAGCTAAACATAATTTTCAAAACCACGCTACTTTGACGGAAGCAAAACAAAAAGATCATGATAACTTGTCTAAAGAATGGGGAGCGGCTTTTAAGCAGAATACTGATATTGTTCATACCTTTTTAGAAAAGGTTAACGCTCCCCCGAATGTGTTAGAAGCTGTAAAAGGCGGTTTTGCTGATTCAGCTACTATGACTTGGTTTCATAAATTGGCAACACAGACGCTCGGTAATTCCGGAGATTGGATTAAAGATGAGAATTTGGCCAAAGGAACTTTAACTCCTCAAGAAGCCAAACTCAGAATTTCTGAAATACGAAATAACCCAGAGCATCCTTATTATAAACCCCGTGATCCGGCTCATCAAGCAGCCCGTGATCTTATGAGATCACTGTATTTAATGGCAGATCCTGAACACGGTTCTAAACCAGCCCCTGGCACGGTATTTGGTGGCATGGGTAAACCATCGTAGATGTAGAGGTAGCCGGAAGGTCTCTTAAATTCGTAGTCCTATGAGGGGTAGCTACTATTATTATTATCATTATCATTCATAAACTTAAATACTTATAGGAGAATTTTTAAAATGGCCATTACAATTGACAATGCTTTTATCAACGAATATAAAGATTTAGTAATTCATCTTGCTCAGCAGGGGGAAACTAAACTTAGATCCTCTATTACCGAAGTATCAAGTAAGGGAGAGGCTTACAATTTTGACAGATTGGCTGCTACAACCGCCATCGAGAAGACTGCTCGAAGAGTTACTTCTGATACATTTTTTGTAGATGACGCCTGGACGAGACGAGTAGCTACTCCTAAAACATTTACTCATATCATGACAGTAGAGCATGAAGATAAAGTTCAGACTCTCCATAGTCCGGAAAGTGAATATGCCAAAAACCAAGCTATGGCTATGAATAGATCATGGGATGATCTTATTATAGCAGCCGCTACCGGGGCTGCTTTGGATGGGGATGGTGCTTCTGTTAACTTTCCCGCAGGCCAGAAAATTGGTGATGGTACGGGAGTCATATCCTTTGATATGATAACAGCAGTTCAAGAACTTTTTATGCAGAATGATATTGATCTTTCTGTTCCTAAAGTTTTTGTTATCGGTCCTACGCAGGTACGAAAACTTATGCAGTTGACTGAACAGACTTCTGCTGATTATGTTCAGGCTCAGGCACTCCAGATGTTGTATAATACTGGAATTGTTCCAAACTGGATGGGGTTTACTTGGATCATGTCAAATAGACTCTTATCTTCAGGGGCTGGAAAACTCTCTTGTTTGGCTTACACAAAACAAGCGTTGGGTCTTGCCGTAAACCAGGATGTGTTTACAAGGATA